TCAATCAAAGATACTAAAATTATTGATAAAAAAACCAGCATTTAAGCTGGTTGATTAAAATTCTAATAAGTTGCTTTCTACGACTGCCTCAAGTGCTAGAGATTTTTTCCCTTGGTCTATAAAATCAATGGTGATAGTGTTGTCTTTGATTTCAGTCACTTTACCAGTTCCAAATGCTGGATGTTTAACTGTTGAACCTACAACTCCTTTGTGAGACTCAATCCACTCTTTCACTTTCTCATTTTCTTCTTGATCTTGTAGAAGACCAGACTGTTTCATCAATTCAACCACCTCAAAATATCCGTTTAGATAAGTTGATTTGAAATCAGAACCTGTAGATAGCTCTGAGCGTTTTACAGGCTCGCCAAGCCCTAGCATTAGTTTAATAGCTTTCAAAATGACGTCATCAGGGACGTTGCGACTATCAAGCTGCCCACCAACTGCGTCACCGTAAACGCCATAGAAGTGGCCATCTTCGCCATCAAGACCGTAAATATCCATGATATTACTTGTTTCACAGTTGCAATAAACTGCCCCATCTTCGTTTACAATAGCATACGATACATCGTTATTTTTAATTTCTTCAAGTAGTTGTTTTGCGTTTTCCATTTCTAGCTCCTCCGCATAATTTGTCAATTTGATAGCATTTTCTAAACTCATTTTTTCGATTGGTGTTTTTCCTGTGACCCATCTACTGATTGTAGTGTCACCAATTCCAGTAGCTTTAGAAATTCTATAAGCTGTTACAGTCTTTAGTAATTTTTGAATTTTGTTAAAATCTGCTTTACTCATTTTTTATTATCTCCTGAATACCAAGCAATAGCGATCGCCAAAATTGCTACAAATAAAATAATTTTCATCTTGATTTTTTTCTCACTTTCTTATACAATGAAAGGCAAGGAGAGCTTTCGCTCTCTTACCCTTTAGCGATTATCTCTTCCGCCGTCTGCAAAACTTGGGAGCGATTTTCGCTTTTTTCTTTTGCTCTTTTAGTACCTGGTACCAAGAGCGACTCTCTTTTGAGATTGCTACTGCAATCCCTACCGCAACTGTGACCCTTGCGAGCCACTCGTCTAGGTTGTCCATTTGTATCACCTCCTTACATTATTTATTATACCGCATTACACTGCGTTAGTCAAGCCTTTTTTAATATTTTTTAAACTTTTTTTATTCTGAAACTACTTTCAAGCCAATTTTGTTGGCATTAACAAAACTGATAGCAACGCACTTTTAAGTAATAACATTCCAGAGCAAACAAAAAAACCGCAAGCTAGTGCCTGCGGTTACAATTAGAACAATATTTTAGAAATTTTCCTTTCTATTTAAAAAATTATTTAGTGGTAACGATTAGTCCATCAGGTAATACATCAAGAGCTGGTTTGTCTGAACGGCTTCCATCTTCATTGACGTAGTACCAGCCACCTTCAACTTTAATAAGTTCTTTTGAAGACATTTCGCCATTCTCTTCTTTGAGATGGTATAGTTTGTCCTTGTATTGAACCCAGCCAGTAACCATCGCTCCTGAAGCATCAAGATAGTACCATTTACCATTCACAAGCACCCAACCAGTCGCCATTGCGCCGTTGTCCTTGAGGTAGTACCATTTTTCATTGTCTTTCAGCCATTCACTCGTTAAGCAATACCCTTTACTATCGAAGTAGTACCACACACCACCGATTTTTTCCCATTTATTATATGGGAAACTACCGTTGTTTCGTCTGAACCACCAACCCTTACTGTCCTGTTTCCAAGTTCCAACGGTTTTAGGTTCTTGCTCTGGTTCATCATCTAACAGTACAATATTCTTGTCAAACGGGTTACTAGAATACTGCCACCATCTTATACCGTCCATGCTTGGAAAATATTCAAAGTTAGCTGTACCATCATTTAAGCCATACCCTGCAATCCATAAGCTATTAGGGAACTGTGCAAGGATTTGCTGATAGTCTACATTATCAAGCGTGAAAGGTTTATAACTATAATAAATAGGTTTATATCCATTGTCTGCAATCATCTGCATAAAGCGTAAGCAGGCGCTTGTGTTTGCTTGTACGTCTCCGCTTGGGTCGTCTTCGTAGTCTAGCACCAAGTATTGAACCGCTTTCGGCACGTTGTCAAGGAAAAATTGCGCTTCTCTTTCGGCTTCTGCTACGTCTCCACCAAAACGGGCAAAGTGATAGAATCCGATAGGTGTTGACTGCTCTACTTGAGCAGACAAGCAAGGGTTTAAGTAGGTTGTGCTTTCTGAGATTTTAACAATCGTGTTAGTTGTTCCCATCTGCTCCAATAGCCCTGTGATGTCGTAGCCGTTGTGGCTGGATACGTCGATGAATAAGTCGTTTTTCTTCATTGTCCTCTCCTAGTTTTGGACTGGCTCTTGATAGTCAAGAGCGCGTTTGCTATCAGAAATTCCTGCAGTTGTTGGGTCTGGAATGATATTTAGGATATTTACAATCGTCAACCCCACAAGATAAGGGTTCGCAAAGAATTTGCCAAGCAAGTCTAAAATGACTCCCCAACTGACCAAGTCCTCCAGTTTAAGATTGAAATATGCGAGAATTGGCAAAGCTAGTGCGAATGCCACTCGCAATAAGAATGTTTTATTTTTAAAGTTAAATCGTACTTTCCAGTTGATCATGTGTTATTCTCCTTTATTTTTATCTTCGTCTTTTTCAAGTAAGCGCTGAAATGCTTTCAAAATCGGCTGAAAAAGAGTGACATTTCCTTTTAGTTTGCGGTAATTTTCAATGAGTGATTGAAAAGTAAATACGATGTACCCGAGATAAATTGAGTACAAGAATGCGAAACCTGATTTTTCAGGCAAGAGTACTGACATCGGGATGAGGATCATCAGCAAGAGGACTCCTAAAATTTTACGAAGAAGCCCATTGATTCCGATTTTGCTCTTATACTCGATGTCAGGGTTTACGATAGCAGCAATTGTCCCTGTCAAGAAATCAATGATCTCCATTGAGACAATCAGTGTTAGAGCATACAAGACTAAACCATCTTCAGTCTGTACGACACTTCTTAAAAAATTGAAAAATTCGATTTGCATATAACCTCCTTTGTCTATACTTCTTTAAGATTAAATTTCAAGCCACGAAATTTACTAGCAACTCCAGGACGATTCTTGGCTGTAATTCGATAAAATCCAACATCGAGCGCAGCGCCGTCTGATAATGACTGTTCATTTGACGTCATAATCACGTTGTCTCCAAAATAGTGGACAATTGACGGACGTTCAATATAAATCGAAACCTCAAACATTGTCTTTGTTTGAGTAGAATTTAGTTGTCCTTCTAAATCGAAGCCGTCAGTTCTAGTAATCCACTTCACATCTTTTTGTTCATCCGTCAAAAAATCTGAATAATTCAAATCAGATGCCACTTTGTTATTTTGATACCCAATTTTACTAACCCCTGAAACAAATACCGTTTGAGGAATCAACTGACTAGCTAAGAATTCTGCCCCTTTTTGATGACCAAGATCTCCAAAGTGGCACATGTCTGGAATTAAATCCTTGAGCTTGTATTCTGAATGGTTCAAAATATTACTTGTGCCATCGTTATAATCAATGAATGGTAATCCTAATTCTTTGGCTAAATCCTTCTTGATGTTGTCAGCGATCGCATTAATCTTCGAACCAAATCGTTTGTAATTCTCAAATTCAGCTTGAGTACTCATTAGTACAGGTTTAATGCCTTTTGCCAACAATCGATTGATAACATTGATATGATCGTCACGAAACGATTTAATCTTACTAACGTCGTACACCATGTCATTGATACCCATCGTAATAATTGCATAATCGATTGCTTCAGGTATCGGAGATAGAACAGCATCCAAATTTTGACGAAGCCAATTAATTGTTTTCCCAGAAAAACCTCGATTATAAACTTTATGATCGAAATTGTAACCACGTTGTTGATTAATAATATTATTGAGTATTCCAGAATATGTATTATTTCCGTCTTTTAGATTATTAATATTATCGTTGTTGCTGATGTAATTTGAAGTCCTCCAACCATCCGTCGTGCTATCTCCCAGCGTCACAATAACAGTTTTTTTAGTCTGCAGGTCGATTTTGAGCTGATCTAATGTGATTGTTGTCTGAGCAGAAACCAATTTGTCGATGTTGACAAAATTTCTTTCGTGAGATATATGTCGGATTTCACCAAAATATATTTCCGCAATTTTGACTAGAGATGCTGTTTTTGGCACTTCAGTTTGTCGATAATCTGAATAAGAATACATAGTCGTAAGCTGAAAAGTTTTAGTGTCTCTATTGAACAACAATAAGTGTCCAAACGATGAATTAAATGTAAGTTCAAATTCATCAATTGCGTTGATGTAATATCCATCGCAGGCGATGATGAAATCATTTCCCTCACGTTTGCCTTTTATCGTTCGTGTTTTTGGGTCAAATATAATTTGCCCTTGAATCACTGTACCCCAATTAGCATCTATATAGTCACTTCTCTCACCAATCTTTAGCCCAATAGTTTTGACGAAAGGAGAAGATTGTGGATGCAGAAGCACCCCGTTGTACAAAATGGCAAGAATGGTTTCTCTATTACCAATATTGCTAATATTTCCAAGATTTCTCACATACAATTCATGAGTTTCGTCATTGTATATAACGTATTGACTTACTGTTTCTTTTGGTAAAGATGCTGATAAATTCTCATTCACGCTAGCTTTTCTTTTACCTACTTGAAACCAACTTCCGCGGGCTAATGTAACTGTAGAATTTTTTGCATCAATTGTTAATCGCCCTGCTAACATTAAACCAAAACCCATACGCTCATCCAATTTAGCATCCGTTACAGAGCCGTTAACAATGTTAGCAGAACTAACAGCGTTATTTCCAACAACTGCCACTTTGTTTCCAGAGATTTGTTCTCTTGCATCCTGTGCTAACATTGCCCAAGTAATTTGTGCAGCACCATTCTTATCAACCTTGTCATGGATAAGTTGACTGGCTTTTTGATTAGCAGCATCCGCATTAGCATTTATGCTCAAAAGATTTTGCGAAAGTGTGTCAAATCCACCTCTGGCTTTTGCAACTTCCATATTCGCATTACCATCTTTAGATGCTGTTTCGTACGTGACTTCAAGTGCTTTCGCAATAGACTCACGAACATCAGCACCTCTTGTTTTCTTTCTAATACCTTCAACTAGAATGTTGATGTTCTTAGTGTTTGGCAGCGGTGTTGTGTCGTCGTATAAATTCAAACGTCCTGTCGCTTCTTCTGTTGTCATTAACTTCCTCCTAATTCATTTCTAATTTTGATGATTTCAGCTTCTAACGCTCTAATTCTTTCTGTATTTTCAGGCTTGTGTTCATTTCTCAAGCGCTCTAGTTCACTTGTTAGTGTCAAAAGTTTCTCACGCTTGCTCTTAATGTCTTGATTCGCTTTAGCACGTTCAATTGATTCAATTGCTTCTTGAGATTGGAGCTGGTAAGCAGATAGCGATTGAGACTTAGAGCCAATAACCAAATCCACACTCTGAGGGTTCAGGATGTCAATCTTCTTTTCGATGATTTGTAACTTCTCTATTCCTGAGAGTGGAGCGTTCAAAATTGGATGGGTATTACCGATTTTAAATTTCACATATCTAGAGTCAATCAAATATCTCTCGACTGCTGCAACCGTCCACTTTGCAAGAGCGATTTTTTGATTTCTTAGGTACTGTAGTCCTCTACTTTTT